TCATATTGCATAGCTTATAGCGTGTAAATTGTGAATTGTGAGTTATTGAGATTATGGCAGAATTGCCTTAATTAGAATTGTTATACTTACTTAATATTATAAATTTAATTATAAATATTTAATTGCGGTGCAACCTATTAGAGTTAACCAATAGCCAACCAGTGCGGCTATAGTAAACATCTTAAACTTATTCATATCTTATCTTCTTATCTTGTTAATGTGTTGGTGTGTATGTAGTGAGTAGGTAACCTGTATATATACCTGTTGAACCCTTGCTCTATCTTATATGGGAACTTTACTCACTGCACCACCAAACCAAAAAAACAGACAAGCACAAAGACAAGCAAAAATATAAAAAACCTACAGCCGCCGCAATATGTGACCTGCAACGGATATAATGTCCTTTTTTTGCCCTTGGTTTACTTGTTTTTTTGCCTTGCAACTGCGACTAAATGCAACCCTATGGGGAAAATCCACCCTCGCTACAGTGATATACCCCTTCATATTTTTTTATTAATTATTTAGGTATCGTTCTTCAGTCTCTCTTCTAGTCTTAAAGTCATCTTTAAAATCTAATAACTCGCTAGTAACACCATTCCAGTCATTGTTTTGTAAATGAGACAAAAATGTAGGAGTTCTAGTTAAGTTACCATATTGAAAGCCAATAGAAGCTACAACAGTCTGTTGTTTAGTGTTTAAATCATTAAAATTAAACCCTGTATGTTTTTCATATTGTTGTATAATACTAGCAGTATAATGAGCTTTACTTCTTGAATTAATTAAAGATTGTTCTTCTGCTGATAATATTAATGGCTGTTCTTTTAAAAATTTTTCAGCATTTTTACCAGACATGCTAGTATAAGGTACTAACTTATCTACTAATTCACTAGACAATCCCATTTTAACAAGACTCTCTCTATTTTTTTCTTTTAAATCAAATCCCATGGCTACAGTTACCCCAGAGTTATCTGTAGGTACTTTACCATAAATAGTATTACCTTCTAATTCACCTATAAATTTCCAGTCAATTTTATTCTCACTCATATTATATAAATCTGTCCTTTTGTATTTCTGTTCCGATTGTGTTTTCCATAAACTTCTCCAAGTCTCTGTCCAATAATTCATTTTTATGTTGGTTGTAGGATAAGATTTGGTCTCTGTCCATACGCTCAACCCAAGCATTAGCGGCAATAGCCACAGCATCAATTTGGTCATCATGTCTCAAAGCTCCCTTGTCTCTAGTCAACCTAGTCATCTGTCTAAACAACTGATGGTCAGGTTCTAATTTAAAGTCTTCTTTAATAAGTAAGTCATCTACCACAAGCCTATGACTATTCATAATTGGCTCTAAGGTATCTATAATACGCTTCTCTTTTTGTATATTATGTCTTACTTCTTCTATTTCGCATGGGTGTACTTTAGCCATTATAGGTTTTAACAACTGTGTTGCCATACCGTCACCAAAGTTACTCTCAATAACTACATAGTTTACATCATTTTTCTTAGCTATATTAGACAATCTATACAGAGTATCTTCATCATAGCCACCATCTAATGCACCTACAGAGGTCAAATATAGCACTCCATGAAGCATTTTAAGCACCGCATACGCTGTTTTGTCCTCTCCACGACCACTAGGGTCAATAGACATAATAGTGCCCTCAAATGGTGTAAATTCTTTAGACATATTCATAGGTGCTACATAATAGTCACCTTTGAGTCCCACATTAGGTAACTCAGGGTCTATAGCTTTTATTTGTTCAGGAGAACTAGCCCACTGTATTTTAGCAGGAGCTTCCTTCCATGTAGAACAACCAGATGCTACAATTAAATCATTTAATTTAAGAGGGTATCTGTTAGCGTCAGACATAGTAGTGTCTAACATAAACTGTAAGTTGAATCCACTTTTACCGTAACTTGAAAGTCTTTCCATAAGGTCTACCTCGTCAAACCTTTTAGGGTCTGTAGGTTTACCTTCTAATTCTTTTGTGTCTACAATCATTTCAGCCAATTTATGACCATAACCAATTCTTTGTTTTTTATCAGGATATAGTGCTGTCCATATTCTAGTTTTAAAACCTCTTTCTTCTAGGTCATTGTATAATGACATTTCTGTTTGAGGTGTACCTAGAAATATAATACGTCCTACTTCTGGTTTTATGATTGCATCAAATTCTTTTACTGTCTCACCAAGTCTATCACGCATAAGTTGCGTTTGTGAGTTGTTGGCAGACTCTACGTCATCAGCAATAATTAAATCTGCACGTGAACCTGTAAGTTGTCCTGTGATACCCATAGACTTAACACTTGGTGCATGTGATGCTAACGCAGGTGCTACATCAAAACTAATTTTTGAATGTCTTTGGTTATCTCTAGGTATTAAATGAGACAATAAAGGCATCTCACCTATTAACCTTTGTGTAAATGTACTGAAATCATCAGCCCTACTTTTAGAAGCAGATACAACTAATATGTTACGTTGTGGGTTTAGAAGTAATTGATGACAGACAAATGCTGAAGTAATCCATGATTTGCCTACACCCCTAAAGGCTTCTATAACTAATCTCTTGTCAGATGACTGAAGATAGTCTGCTATATCGTATTGTATAGGTGTTGGTTCTGGTAGATTTAAGTGTTTCCAACATAAATACAAAAAATTTTTAAAGTTCTTAATTCGTTTATCCATTTGTATCAAACGGTACGTCATCTAAAATGTTGTCAGTTTTTTTATTAAGATTATCTGTACTATAAGTTTTACAGACTTCTAAACATACCTTCATTTCTGAAGCGGTTAGCTCTTCTCCTGATTTTAATTTTGTATATGCGTGTTTAACTAATAACTCTGGTAATTCTTTGACAATATCATCTATACTAACGACCTTGTCCGTTGTATTTTTTGAAGGTGCTTCTTTTGTTTGGTCTTTTTGCATGTCTTCCTTTTCTCTTCTTAGGTTTATCTCGTAATTCTACAAGATTAAAATTTATTCTAGCCATAATTAAGGTGTGTGATATTCCATTAAACGAGATTGTTGTTCATTTTGAACTTCTCGTTGTAGTTTTTCTTTATCTTTTTTTAATTCGTTTATTTCTTTTTTTTGATTTTCTATAATGTCGTCTTTGCTTGGTTGTATTAAGTCTGTAAGACTTTTATCCATAGAGCTCCTAAGTTATTTTAATATTAATGTTTTAATACTTTTTTCACCCATGTATATTTCTGTTTCTGCTTTAGATTTAATACATTGATATTCTACATTGTTACCAGTATTTGAACGCATAGCAATTCTTTTACCTTTTAAACATTTTGACATACTATCTTGTATTCTGTGTTCTTTAATTTCACCATTAACAATCATAAGTAAAGCAATAACTGTTTCAATCATATTATCTTACCTTTGTTAATACCTTTTTTAATTATATATTTTTGTGTGCCGTTAGCACCTATCTCTACTTCTTTTTTTAAGTCTTTAACAAAACCCATTTGCTTTGTTTTTTTACGCATATCATTGATATATTGGACAATTTTCTTAGTAACTCTTCCCATTTGCTCTTACCTTATCCTTTAATTCTTCAATATCATCAAGAGCTTTTTCTAATTGTTTTTGTGTAAACTCAATATTAACTTTATTAGTCATATTTTGTTCTTGTGTGTTCTGTAATTTTTCTACAGTTTTATATAGCTCTTCTAAAAGCATGAATTGTTCAGAATCAGTAGTAGTTTGTTCACTCTTTTTAAGTAAATCAGAGTTCATTAACTCTCTTGACGTTTCTAAACTTGTTAATCTTGCAGTAACTTCTGTATATGCAAACACTCCCATAACAACACCTGCTATAATACCTATCATATTTTTAATAGGCATACTTACTGCTGTGTCTTGTGAGATTTTCATATTAATTACTTCTTAACTAATGAGCCACCAAAGTATAAACCTATGATAGCTGATACTAGGTTAGTATCTAAAGGTGTAATAACTAAACTATTGGAAGATAGTGTTACCCATTTCATTATTTCTTTTTCAGGTATAAAGAAAAATGCAGGTTTAAATTCTAAATAACCTACAATTACGCTTACATCTGGTTGAAATATAGGCATTAATTTAGGTAGTAATATAATTGCAAAGACAGCAGTTAAAGCTATAATTCTTCTAGTCCACTGAAAACCTTTGTTGTCATATTCTCTAGCTTCTTTAAAACCTTGTTGTTGTACTTCTGCTCTTTGTATAAGCATTTTTTGTTCTGCTTGTTTTGCTTTAATACTTTGTGACCAGATGCTCATAACTCCACCAAGAACGGTAGAGCCCAACATTGTTATCATTTCAAATGGCATATCTTATATCCACCATAATATTATTGACCATATAGCAAAAGCTATACATACTTTTTTGTTATCTTTAATTTTTGTTACAACATGGTTTTTCCATTGTGTAGGCGTTTCTCCATATATCATCATACTGATTCTCCTATTTTTTTACATTGCATTGATATTACTATTTGTCTTTTCATAAACTCTTCATGGACTGACATACCAATAGAAGACACAGTATTTACACACTGTTCTTCACTTGTTAATTGTTTTGTTAAAGGTAAGTCACCTTCTAAACATAAGTTTTGTCCATTTACTGCTAATACACATAGTATTGCTGTTATTTTAAACATTACTTTTTCCTTTTTTTCTTTTTTGATATAACTAAGTTTTCAATATTTTCTATAATTTTATCAAGAAAGCCAAAAAAACTATAAAGAAATCTATCAATCATTTTACTTAAATTGGAATACACCAATAATTGTTCCAATAATTGTACCTAAAAATACTAATACTTTTACCATACCCTTACCTGTTGATACATCATTTCTTAAACTCTTAACTTCTTTTCTTAATTCATTTATATTGTCGTTTAATACCTTCATTCGTTCAGCACAAAGTTTCTCATGGCTTGAAAGTCTAACCCCAGTAGCGACTTCGCTAAACTCTTTAGGTGTTAGAACTTTCTTCCTAGCCATTTAATTATTCTGCTTCTTTAGTGTCAAACCAAGTTTCTATTTCTTCTTTAGTCATAGGATTAGTTGGTTCATCATGATTTCCAGTATCATTTAATTGACCTTCAATTTCTACATAAAGACAATTTGCATCATCTCTTTCTTCAGCAGGTCTTGAAAATCTATAAACATTTCCTGATGTATCATCATCTAAAACTTCAATTTTAAATTGGTCTTGTAATTTTGCTGAATATCTTTTTTTAAGTTTATGTTTTATCATTTATTTCTCCTATAAAGCACCAGAAGTAAAATCACTTCCAGTCATATCTATTTCTGTTATAACAAGCCTACTTCTTTCTGTGTTTCCACCTTGAGCATCGTAGTTGATTTTATCTCCACCACCACCAGAACGACCATACGCTTGTACTTTAAACATATGAAGATTTGTGTTTTGTGCAATATGCCAGAAAGTGTTGTGAGTTGCAGTCGTCACAGTTTGACCTTGGTTGTAAATTTCATGTCCACCTGCTACACCATCACTTGATGAAGTCACATAACTCCAATTAGAACCACTATCTGTTGAAACTTGATACCTATACATAGTAGACTGCCAAGTATCTCCACCAGTATTGTTTGTATTCATTTCTACTCTAATTAAATTTCCAGTAGCTTTTGGTGTTATTTGTATCGTACCATCTCCTAAAGGGTGTGAGTGATTTCCCCAAGAATTTGAACCATAATCTATTTGGTCATCAAAATATAATGCTTTCATTTGTACTGTTCTTCCACCTGTGTCTGCCCAAACTGGATTAGCACCTGTACCTTGTGTTTTTAAGAATTGTCCACTTGTACCTGCACCTAGTCTAGCTAGACCAGAGCCATCTCTATATAGAATGTCTCCCTGCGTAGTTATTGTAGTTGCTACATTCGTACCATCTAGTCCTTTTTCTGCGAGTTTAGTCCAGTGGGAAGCACTAGACGTAGCATTTCCAGTAGACGCTTGAATACATATAAAAGTTTCTCCACCTGATGTAACTATATCGTCAATTACATAAGCTGTGCCACCTGCGTATGCACCCCTGAATACTGGCTTTATTCTTCCCAAATTTAATGTTGCCATTATTTATTTTCCTTATTGTTATTGTTGTTGATTGTTAATTAGACTGAGACACTTAGATTACCATTGGCATCAACTGTGAATGTTA